GAAATGAACCACCAGCACCAACAGTGACTGTGTAGTTAGTACTCAAAAGAAACTTGAATGGTGACTCTAAAGAACCGCCGCCGCCTGTTGCAGTTACAGTTGAACGAAATCCACCTGCTCCACCACCGCCAAGCCAACCAGCACCGCCGCCTGCTATGACAAGGTAGTCAGCTGGAAAACCGCTAACCCCTACATCCATGATGCCTACTGATACACCAAACATTATGCAACGCCACCGATAACATACCAAGTGTCTGTTCCAGTTTTAATGCATGACGCTGCTTTGTATTGTGCAAGGGTAGGTGCTGCTGGAGTCGCACCAGCTGAAAGAACTGTAGTAGTGCCAGAAGTCACTGCGTTGATTGTGCAGATACCTACACCGATATTGATGATATTTAACACTGTGCCAATAGGAAAGGCTGTAGTGGCGTTTGTAGGCAATCTGAAGGTGCTTGCAGAAGCGTTGGACTGCGTAACTAATCTGCTGTATTGGTCATTAGTTGTAGCTGTGTAAGTTGTGCCAGTCTGTGCGTTGAGTGTGTAAGCAGGCAAAAAATTCATGTCTGCTGCGGTAAGGACATCACCGCTAACGAATGGATAAGTCATTTATTCTCCTAGTATGCCAATACGGATGTGTCAAGGATACCGTATAATGTCGAATCCAAGATGAAGCCATCTAGGATGTTTTCTTGTGTTGTGAGGGTTGTGCGCCATGTATTAGGCGTAATGCTGTGGGCTATGCCTTGACATTGGAGAGTCTTGACAATGGTAGTACCTGCCACATTTACATTTGTAATCTGCATTGGATCGAAGTAATCCAAGCCTAGAGCTGCTGCTACGCCTGCCCCATAGCCTAGAGTTACGAGGTCAAGGGTAATCGTTTCGATTCTAAGTGTCGTGTCTTTGCGAGAGGCTACAAAGTTAGAGGCTAGGTTTAGAGCTTCTGCATCTGTCTGCATAAGCATGTCATTGGCTGTAATGCTGTGGAGAAAAAACTTATCTATCGAGTCTTGATTAGAAGCAGTCTGTGGCGATCCACCTGTTCTAGTGACAGTTGCAGAGTTCACAATAGTCTTGTCATCTAGGGCAAAGGTAATCCCAGCATAAGGGATGTCTGTAGATCCAGTGGCATTAGAAAAGACTGTAGGTGTTGCTGTACCTGAGGTATAAACAAAGTCACGATCTTTGAATACTGCGTTGCCAGCCTTGTCAAAGTAAAAGGCTCCCTGCTCTGTAAAGGTAACAGTTTCAATGGCGGCTAAGGCAGAGCGTGTCGTTGCTGGATCTGCTTGACATAAGGTGTTGCCAGTCATAATTGACCTAGCACTTGTTGGCCAGCCAATAGTGTCTAAAATCTTATCTACGCGTGTGCCAGTGTCTTGACCTGCTGCTGAACCTGTGACGGTCGTTACATTTGAGTTGAAGATCAATCTAAAAGCATCTGTACAGATTAGATCGACATAGCCTAATTCGTTTTGATCTTTAGGGTAGGTGTAAAGGTATTCCTGAATGTAACCCTTGAAGATAGGATAGACAGTGCCTGAGTAATTGGCTTCAATAATGATTGAGCGTAAAGGTACAAGATTAGGGTAATAAGGGCTTGAAGTGTTTTGTGGATTCCAGTCACCATTTTGATCAAGGATACGCACTGTGGCTGTACCTGCAAGATACTTATCCTGAAACAGGTTGCGCTCTTTGCGTGTATCTATCTTGGAGACTTGATTAGATACATCGATAATAATTTGGCCGGGCTCACCTAGTACTGCAAAGTCAAGCTGCGAAGTATCTAGGATAAATGGAGTGGCAAAGGATGCTCCACCTGTAAGGTTGATCTTTACAATAGGGGTTGCTGGTAATGCCATTAGTACACCGTACTGTAGTTAACTGGAGTCCCTGAAGCCTGTTGTGAGTAAAGCCCCTGAGTAATGGCAGCAACTAGATCGCGCTCTGTTGTGACTGATCCTTGAACAGTCAGATTGACTATTGTGCCACCGTTGCCAGTCATCGAGGCTGGAGTATAGGTTCCACCAATTGATGCCAATAATCCTTGTTGCTGCTGTTTAAGATTTTCTGCTGTTAAACGCAAAGCAGTCAGAGGATCAGTATTAGGATCAGTTCTTTCTAACAGATTCTGTTGCTTTGACTTTAATTCTCCGCCAAATGCTAACACTCCAGCAAGTTGCTGTTCTTGAGTCATGGCCAGTGGCTTGATGTTGGATAACTTAGATAGTTCAATAGCCATTTGTCTTAAAGTATCAAGCCACATTGTAAATGGATTCTGGATGTCGTTAAGGCCGATCATGTCAGTTCGAAGTGATGCTAACTTCTGAGCATTGGCCACCATGCTATTAGCGAGGCGAGCAGCAGCAGTTATGTTGCCTTCATTGATCGCTGCTTCTAAATCGTAGATGTCTTTCTTTAGGGCTAAGCGAGCCTTTTCTTCTTCTGTCAACTTGCCTTGAGCAGCAGCAGCTAACTGGATGCCTTCTTCGTCAAAAACCTTTTTGCCTTGCGCTAGAAGTAAAGAAGCCTTGTCTAAGACTTCTTGCTTCTTCTTATCTGCTGCAATCTGCTTCTGTGTGGCTGATAACTTCTTGGCATTAGATAATTGAGTTGCACTTAGTTTAGTAATCTTTGTTTCAGTAGATAACTGCTGGAGTCTAGCCTTATGCTCATTAGGGTTAAATTCAGTTCTTACTTTACCTGCTTCACGCAACATCTCAATGTAAGATCCAAGAATAGGAATCATGCCTACATTGAAATCACCTAAGATAGGGATGTCATTTAACTTGCTTGCTAGGGTTCCTACGCCACGAATAACATCGGCTATGTATCCTGCTGTAGCCTTCATGTTATTGGCTAGATCGGCAGCAGATGTATTCTCACCTAGATTAGTAAGTGCATCAATAAGGCCAGTGCCGATAATTTCAGAGGCATTAGCTGCACCTACTGAGAGAATGGCTAACTGACCAGAGAATGTTGAAGCAGCGGCGCTTGCTGAGCCAGCAAAAGTATCTGCTAACTGTGTTGTGATTTCTTCAAAAGATTTAGTCTTAAGATCAGCCTTGCTAAGTCCTACGCCTAAGCGAGTAAGTGCTGTGTTATTGCCTAGATAGGCACGACTTAAGGCTGTAGTTACTGATCCAACATCCTTGCCAGTTGAGGCCGAAATGTCTAGTGCAAGGTTTAGAAGTCTCTGGCTTTCAGCAGAGTTCCCTGTTGCTATTGCTAATCTCTGGTAGGCAGGACGGAGTAGATCGTCAAGGATACCGAACTCAGTTTCAAGCCTAGAAATGTACTGCTCAGTGCTAGCAGCATCGCGCTCTAGTCCAACATTCTTTAATGCAAGGGCTAACTGTTGCTGAGCCTTCTGGTCATCGGCAGCAGCTCTAACTGACTTCTTTGCATAGTTCAAAACAGCGGCAGTACCAAAGGCTAGACCAAAAGTGCTGGCAAGATTCTTTACACCTCTATTTAGTTTGTCGGTTGCAGTTTCAGCTTGCTTAAAGGCTTTTTTGCCGGTGAATTCGGTTGCTATGTCAATTTTTACATCGGCCATGATTAACCCTTCACCTTGGCTGTTGCATTAAGTTTTGCAGCAGATGATTCAATTGCTTTAATAACTGCTGCGTTAGCCTTGCCGCCATCTTCTTTCCATGCTCTAAAGATTGCTCGACCTCTCATCTTACGAGTAGCACGACCTGCTTGGCCTTGCTCACGCTGGTAAGCATCTACAATTCTACCCGTGTTATTTAATGCATCTATAAATTGTTGACCAGCATAAGGGTTATTGCTTTTTGATTGATCTTTAGTTCCTGATCTAATTGTCTTGCCAAAGTTTGCATTGGTTTTTAATAAAACTTCATAAGCAGGTGCTTGCGCTCTACCTTGAGGATTCTTTCGACCAGCAGTCTCATACAAAGATCCAGCAGCAGAAGCATTAACAATGCGAGCTAAAGAACGAAAGCCTGATCTATTTGGCTTTGATGGTGTTGTCTTGTAACCAATGCCACGCTTAGCCTCAGATGTTGACCATTGCAATCTTTCCCATGAACCTTTGCTAGGCATACCCCAGCCAGATAGCGGAGCATTTGAAGGAATAAATCCTCTAGCTTTAGCAGTAATTGGCTTAAGTGCTCCAGCAATTTCTTTTTGTGTTTCTTTAGCCAAGTCTGGAGCAAACTGTCTCAAAGCCTTGCGAAGATTAACGGCGCCTTTTAGTTGTGCTGGCATCTCTAATCTCCTTTGCTTCGTCAGTTAAGCCTTGAAGTAAAGCATCTAGCATTACTTTGTCTAACTCTAATAAATGTTGTGGCGCGATCCCTAACCTTATGCTTAGCCTAGCAATAAGGTAGGTGAGTGGTAGATCGCGCTTTAAGCTAAAGGGTCGGAATCAAGCACCTCAACACTTTTTAGTGTTTCAATGAAGTCCATCCCAAATGGCTTAACAGTCTCACCTGACCTGCGTGTGACTTCCCATGCCAACCAATAAACATCGCTTTGCTTTTCCTCATCTCGGAAAGCCTTGTGGAAA